ATGACCGGCGATGTTACTGCCAGTGGAGTGTCATTTAATGGTAGTGGAAACATTGCGTTGGCTACAACAATTGCTGCTAATTCAGTGGCTCTTGGTACTGACACAACTGGTAACTATGTACAACAGGGTGCTACATCTGGTAATGGTATTTCAGGATCCGTCAACTCAGAAGGTGGAACATTTACAGTTACATCAAATGCTACGAACGCAAATAACGCTTCAACTATTGTATTTCGAGATGGATCTGGCAACTTTAGCGCTGGTACTATTACTGCTACGTTAAGTGGTAATGCTTCAACAGCAACAAGCGCAACTAGCGCAACTAACTCTACTAATGCGACAAACTTTAACGTTGCTGCTGATAATAGTACTAATGCTACACATTATGTTATCTTTACTGGTGGTACTACCGGTAACCAAAGACCCAATTCTGATACTGGACTAACATATAATCCATCTTCGAATACGTTATCAACTACTACGTTTTCTGGTGCTTTATCGGGTAATGCTACAACCGCAACTACTCTTCAAAATGCTAGAACTATTGGTGGTGTATCATTTAACGGTGGTGCAAATATTAACCTTCCAGGTGTTAATACAGCAGGAAACCAAAATACTTCAGGTAACGCAGCTACTGCCACTGCTTTACAAAATGCTAGAACTATTGGTGGTGTGTCATTTAACGGTACTGCTAATATTAACCTTCCGGGTGTTAACACTTCAGGAAACCAGAATACTTCAGGTACTGCAACTAACGCGACAAACTTTAACGTTGCCGCTGATAATAGTACTAACTCTTCACACTATGTAGTTTTTGTTGGTGGTGCAACTGGAAATCAAAGGCCTAATTCTGATACTACATTAAGATATAATCCATCTTCTAATACTCTATCGTCAACTACATTTTCTGGTGCTTTGTCAGGCAACGCAACAACTGCTACTACTTTACAAAATGCTAGAACAATTTCATTGACAGGTAATGTGACTGGTTCAGCATCATTCAATGGTGGCAGCAATATTTCTATATCCTGTTCGTTGGCTGCAAACTCAGTAAACTCTAATGAGCTTGCTAGTGCATCAACACTTCAAATTAAAAATACATCAGGCTCGGTTTTAAAAACTGTTATTGGAGCAGGTAACTAATGGCTAATCCTAATTCAAGACAAGGTTTAATAGACTATTGTAAGCGTAGGCTTGGTGACCCAGTTATTGAGATTAACGTTGACGAAGATCAGCTTGAAGATAGAGTTGACGAGGCAATACAATATTATCAGGAGTTTCATTCTGATGCAACATACAGAGCATATGCATCTCATGAATTAACAAACACTGATATAGCGAATAAATTTATTACAACTTCTTCTGAAGTGCATTATGTGTCTAAAGTATTTCCATTGATTACGAGTACTACTGCCTCGAAAAATCTATTTAATCTTAGATATCAGCTTCATCTATCAGAAATTACTGATATGTCACAATTTGCAGGTGACATTGCTTATTACGAACAAATTCAACAATATCTTTCATTGCTTGATATGACACTTAATGGTCACACTATGGTTGATTTTGCTCGTAGACAAAATAGAATTTATATTCATGGCCATTTTGAAGATTTAGACGTTGTGGCCGGTGACTTTATTGTATACGAATATTATAGTACTATTGATCCGGATACTCATACTTCAATATATAATGATTTGTGGTTAAAAGAATACACAACTGCTCTTATCAAACTTCAATGGGGAATGAATCTTATGAAGTTTGAAGGCATGCAGCTACCGGGTGGTGTAATTATTAATGGTCGCCAGTTATATGATGATGCTACAGGAGAACTCCAGGACTTAAGGGAAAGAATTAGACTTGAATTTGAAATGCCAGCTGACTTTTTTATAGGATAAATCATGGCTACCAATTTTTATTTTAGTCAAAAGGTAAGATCAGAACAAAACCTTTATGAAGACATTGTTCTTGAATCTATTAAGATGTATGGACAAGACGTTTATTATCTACCGCGTGACATTGTAAATGAAAATAAAGTATTTGGTGAAGATGTTCCTTCTTCATTTAATTCATCTTATAAAGTTGAAATGTATATCGACAACATCGAAGGATTTGACGGTGAGGGAGATCTTTTTACTCGATTCGGTGTTGAAATTAGAGATGAAGCAACCTTTATTGTATCTAGACGTAGATGGTCACAAACAGTTTCTAGATATGACAACAATATTTCAGGTGATAGGCCAAGAGAAGGTGACCTGATATATCTTCCTCTTTCAAATTCTATGTTTGAAATCACACACGTAGAACATGAGCAGCCTTTCTATCAATTGTCAAATCTTCCAGTATTTCGTTGTAGAGCACACTTATTTGAATATAATGATGAAGACTTTGATACTGGTGTCGACACTATTCAAGATATTGAAGAAAGATACGCATATCAATATGCTCTTAAATTAGATCTGGTAACGGTCGAAATGATTCAGATCTTACAATACTTTCAGTAACTGATTCAGATAACAAAATATCTGAAAATGAACAAAATGCATTCTTCTCAGAATATATTGACGATTTCCTTGACTTCTCTGAAAGCAATCCATTTGGTGATCCGGAGAATAACTAATGTTTGGTGGACACTTTTATCATGAAAAAACAAGAAAAGCAGTTGCTCTCTTTGGTAAACTGTTTAATAACTTGTATGTAGTTCGTAAGAATAGTAGTGGCGCAGTTATTTCTCAAGTAAAAGTTCCGTTGGCGTATGCTCCAAAATCAAAATATCTTGAACGTCTTAGAGAAAATCCAGATTTAACAAATGATACAAAAGTAGCTATTAAGCTTCCTCGTATGTCTTTTGAAATTACAGCTTTTTCGTATGATAACCAGAGACAGTTAACAAAGACAAATCACTTTACACAATTTGGTACTGCTAACACAAATAGAAATAAATTTCTTACTGATGTTCCTTATGTACTTTCATTTCAATTAAATATTTATGCTAAAACACAAGATGATGCGTTACAGTTAGTAGAGCAGATTTTACCTACGTTTAATCCACAATACAGTGTAACGATGAAGCCGTTTTCAGATTTTCCAAGTATACTTGAAGATGTGCCGGTTACTATATTAGGTGTAAGCTTTTCTGATGATTTTGAAGGAGAGCTTGGAGCTCGTAGAACTCTTGTGTATACCATTGACTTTGAAATGAGAATAAAATATCATAGTGCAACAAATACTGGTAAAATCATTAGAGATTCTCGTGCAAAAATATTTGATATTAAAGGTGGATTACAAGATTCTGATTTAAGACTAGTAACTCTTCAAGTTACCCCTGATTCAGATGGAATAAATATATTAGGTGATTCTGACTTTGGATTTACTACAACACATTATGGTGCCGACAGTGACGTCTCATGATAACAATTCTAAGAATGATTATGATTATTCGCGCGACACGTATTACGAACTCTTAGAAAAAGGTAAAGAAGCTCTTGAAGATATGATTAACGTAGCTCGAGAATCAGAACATCCAAGAGCTTATGAAGTACTATCAGGTATGATAAAAAATATTTCAGACGTAAATGACCGTTTGATGGATCTCAATAAAAAACAAAAAGATCTTGAGAAAAAGGATGATATAAAGCAAGTTGAAAATCAGCAAAATAATTTTTATTTGGGATCTACTGCTGATATTCAAAGAATGCTTCAAGGTGATGTAATTGATGCTGAACCAGTTAAGAACGTATCTCGGGAATCCGAATCTCAAACGTGACGGTGTTCAAGAACAATGGACACCTGAAAAGTTAAGAGAATATAAGAAGTGTATGGATGATCCCGTATATTTCGCAGAAAAATATGTAAAGGTAATTTCACTCGATAAGGGATTAGTTCCATTTAAATTATATCCTTATCAGAAAAAAATGTTTGGTAATTTTAATGAGCATAGGTTTAACATTGTACTCGCCTGCCGGCAAAGCGGTAAATCAATATCAGCATGTGCGTACATGCTCTGGTATGCGTTGTTTCATCCGGAAAAAACTGTTGCAATCTTGGCTAACAAAGGAGCAACGGCAAGAGAAATGCTTGGGCGTATCACCCTTATGCTTGAAAACTTACCGTTCTTTTTGCAACCAGGATCAAAAGCTGTTAACAAAGGTTCGCTTGAGTTTGGTAATAATTCTAGAATCATTACTGCTGCAACCTCTGGGTCTTCTATCCGTGGTTTGTCTATCAACCTTCTTTATCTTGATGAGTTTGCTTTCGTAGAAAGAGCAGCAGAATTTTATACTTCCACATATCCAGTAATTTCAGCCGGTAAAGATACTAAAGTTATTATTACATCTACTGCCAATGGTATTGGTAATATGTTCTATAAACTTTGGGAAGGATCTACACAAGGCGTGAATGAATTTCACGCGTTTAGAGTTGATTGGTGGGATGTTCCAGAACGTGATGAAAAATGGAAAAATGAAACAATAGCCAACACCTCTCAATTGCAATTTGATCAAGAATTTGGAAACACTTTCTTTGGCACCGGTGATACACTTGTTGGTGCAGAAACTCTTATGAAATTCAGAGCGCACAATCCTAAAAGATTTCTAGAAAACGGTGACTTTTTAGTATATAAAGAGCCAATAAAAAAGCATGAGTATATTATTACAGTTGATGTTGGAAAGGGAAGAGGCCAAGACTATTCTACATTTAACGTGATCGATATTAGCGTGTCGCCTTTTGAGC